GGAGAACACAAGATGATTTTCGAGTTACAAAAAATACCTGTGAACAAACGACGATCTATTTGTGTATACGGATTGGACGCAGATTTAATTCTGATTTGTCTTCAGAACTCAAGTCTTTCAAATCCATATTCATTCTGGTTGCTTCGAGAAAGCGGGGAATTCAATGATCCAAAACTCAAACATGCTGAGTTTGCGACTCTTTCTGTGTGGAAACTTCGGAAACATATTCCTATGCCGATGGAAGAATATATGGCACTCTGTATTCTTTGCTTTGGGAACGATTTTATGCCGAACCTTGGAATGTTTTCGTTACGAGAAGATGGGTATATGCGTGCACTGTCTCTGTATCAATCTGCAGGATCGCCGAGCTTACTGACAAAAGAAGGTCGCAAGAAATTTCTGGTTCATGCTGAAGACCATGAACTTGCAACATTGAAAGAACGCATTCGTATTCGTAAACATCCCGAAGAAAAAGCTGTCTTAGGGAGAACAGATGAACTATTTTCGCACAAATATAACCTAATGGTTTTGGATGGAGTTACAAATCCAAAACCAGTGGTCGACGCATTTTGGAAAACATTTCATTGGACTTTGGAGTACTTTTCGAAAGGAGTTCCTCCGAATTGGCAATGGGTGTATCCGTACTCCGATGCACCTTTACTTTCCGATATTTGTCTATATGAGGAAACAGAGAGTATTGAGTCATCTCCACTCAATTTTACAGTAACAAATCAGCTCCATTTTATTCTCCCAAGTACTTCGATTCGAAAGGCTCGCAGGAGAATCATGTTTCCGGATGAGATATATACAGAAACAAGACACCCATGGATGAAACGTCACGAATGGGAAGCAAAGCCTAGAATTTCACTGCCATGGAATCCACAATATTCACTTACAACGGTTTCCCAAGTATCTTTCGAAGATTGAACGCCGGTCGTGAAGGATTTTGAGCTTGAACAGAATTAGAAAACGATAATACATCTGACTCTGGGAACGATATATCTCCATATCCAACCTCATGTGAATTCCAATATTCAGTATTTATTTTCCGAAGAGTCGCTGCATGCGTAACTCCAACATGTCCATCTCCCGAAAATCGATGATTGTACCATTCTCTCTCTAAGTATTCTATATATTTCTCTCGGAACGTACGTGGAGATGTATAGGAGGTTGCATTCTTTAAAGACGCGATACATTCCGAAACTGTTTTTGGGTACGGTTTCGATAGACGTTTGTTCACAGCATTATGCATTCGGCATATTGCAAGAAACAGATCTTGTTTCGAAGAATTCCATGACGGGACTTTATGAGTATACTCTCGGAACATAGTTAGGAAATGGCTTTTGCAAATATAACAACTAATAGATCCCCCGAATGCATTCATGAACTCTTGTACGATCACTTTATCAATTTCACTCGGAGAATCTGGATAACAAATAGAAATAGAATGCAATGTCATCCATCCCATTGGTCCCCATATTTTCGTCATTTACTTAGTTGTCAGAAATGAACCCTGTTACCATTCCGCCTTCTACCATTTGTCGCAATAAAGAAATCGGTGCTTTTCCTTTGGACAGTCCTGATCGAATTGCTATATCACGAACTTTTTTATCCGACATTTTCTCGACACGTTTCTTGATATGCGATGACGTTTCTGTGCGAATACGAATCATATGACGTTTCGTTCCTTTCTTGAATGGAGGAGGTTTCGTTGGATTTTTGACACCTTTTAGGATTCCTCGAGGGTACGTCTTCTGAGTCTTTTTGCGACCGGCATATTTTGGGTTGTTGTCAGAAGGAAATGCACTTTTGATTTCCTCCAACGTATGTTTTGGCTCAACATCCATCTTGTGGATCGTAACTTTCGACATCTCTATTGTAAAAACGAATCATAATCTATTTACGTCGAAAGAGCAACATACCAGTACCGATGGAGTGGCAAGCAATTTCAACATATTTTAAAAATCAAGGAATTTCGAAACTCGTGGATCACCAGATCGAATCCTTTGAGGATTTTATCCGGAACAAGATTCCACTCATTGTATCCTCGACGGCTCCAATCGTTGTATGGCACGAGCAAGACGAGACACTCAAGAAGTACAAATACGAGTTTCGTCTGAGCTTTGAAAATATTACCTACATGAAACCGCGCATTCAAGAAGCATCCGGTCGTGTCAAACCAATGTTTCCTCAGGAAGCACGTGCTCGAAATTTCACGTATTCTGCACAGATGTTTTCGGATGTACGGTTTACAGCTCGAGTATACAAGGGTGACAAGCTAGAGAATTACGACGAGCATACCAAGATATTTGACGGTGTTTCGCTTGGTAAGATTCCAGTGATGCTAGGTTCGTCTCTATGTATTATGAAGGACTACCCATTGAGCAAAGAAGAGATGGGTGAGTGCCCATACGACCCATTTGGATACTTCTTGATTCATGGATCGGAACGAACTATTCTGTGTCAAGAAAAGGTGGCAGATAACCGAATTCTTCTGTTTTACAACAAGAAGTCATCTGCAAAGTACACGTTTTCTGCAGAGATGAAATCTCTCCATGAATCATTTACAACTCCTCCAAAAAAGCTAGAAATTCGTATTTCCACGAAGTTCAATGGAATGGGGTATCCGTTAACAGTATGTCTTCCAAGATTCCGAGACGATATTCCTCTGATGGTGATGTATCGTGCATTTGGAGTTGAACATGATGAAGATATTGCAAATCTTGTAGGCACATCTATTGATTTGCTCGGAGCATCCTTTAAGGAATGTGCAGATATCAAAGTGTATACGCGAGACGATGCAATTGAGTACTTAGTCAACCATTTGCAATATGGAACTACATCCGATGATAAACGAGGATACGTTATTTCCTTGCTTGATTCGGAGTATCTTCCGCATGTCAAGTTTGGTGGGGATACATCATCCCAAGAAACACTGTATTCACGCAAGATGATCTTGACATCGTGGATGGTGTCTCGCCTCCTTCTTGTATCCGAAGGTATGCTTCCAATTGATGATCGAGATTCATATCCAAATAAACGGGTGGTGACAACAGGAGCACTGTTGACTCATTTGTTTCGACAGCTGTTCCAAAAAGTATGTAAAGACGTTCGGAGCAAGTTCGTGCATGAGGTGAATAACGATACGTGGAAGAAGGGAGATACTCCTCGACCACTGGAGATATTGAATGTGAACAATCTCTACAAAATTTTGAAAGTATCGACCATCGAAGGAAAGCTGAAACAAGCACTTGCAACTGGAAATTTTACAGTCCAAGGTCTTGGAACAAGTTCAGTGTCCAACGCGACCAAAGTTGGAGTTTCTCAAGTTCTCAATCGGTTATCGTATTCTGCAACAATTTCTCATTTACGACGAATTCAGACTCCTGTAGAAAAATCAGGAAAGCTTCTAGCTCCTCGAAAACTGCACGGAACATCGTGGGGATACGTATGTCCTGTAGAAACTCCGGAAGGACACTCCGTAGGTATTGTGAAAGCAATGGCAATGCTTACATCCATTACTCAACATACTCCATCGTGTGTTGTCATGGAGTGCCTAAAAAGCGCATCCGATATTGAATGGATTACGAAGGTGAAACAATACGAGGGAACGCGGATTCTCTTGAATGGAGTGATTGTTGGATATACAAAAAATCCTGTTCATATTCACTCTCTTCTTCGCAACGCCAAACGTAATTTCTCTCTTCATCCGCATACTGGAATTGCATGGAATATTCGTGATTACTGTATCAATATTGAGACGGACAGTGGACGCTTTGTTCGTCCCTTGTTTCGAGTATTGGATGGTGTCGTGTGTGACCCACCGAAACAAATGGATTGTTGGAATGACTGGATACGTACAAATTTGGAATATATTGATTCATGTGAATCCGAGTCGATTCGCGTCGCGATGACTCCAAGTGAAATAACGAAACGACATACTCATTGTGAGATTCATCCTACGTTAATGCTGGGACATATGGCATCCAGCATCCCCTTTTCAGACCACAATCAGTCTCCACGAAACACGTATCAATCTGCAATGGGGAAACAAGCGATGGGGATATTTGCAAGGAATTATTCGAAACGGCTAGATAAGAATGGATACATTCTATGTTCTCCTATGCGTCCATTTGTCGAAACTCACTCCATGAAAACATTGCATGCACATGAAATGCCGTCCGGTGATAATATTATTGTAGCGATTGGATGTTATGGTGGCTACAATCAAGAAGACTCGGTTATATTGAACCGAAGTGCTGTCAAGCGTGGATTGTTTCGCACAATGTACTACACGATGTACAAAGACGAAGAGCACCGCAATATTGCGTCCGGAAAAGAAGAGAAGTTCATGAAACCGCGACGAGAAAATACGCGTGGATTCAAGGCTTCGTCCTATTCTGCTATTTCGGATACAGGGGTTCCAATACTTCACTCGATTCTTCGTGAGAATGATGTTGTCATTGGAAAAGTGACATCCGTAAAAGGTGAAGGACTTCCATACCGTGATTCATCAACAACTCATAAAAATTCAGAGTCATGTCGCGTGGATGGAGTGTGGCAAGATAGGAACTCGGATGGATACCCGTTTATAAAAGTACGAGTTGTATCAGAACGTGTTCCGGACGTTGGAGATAAAGTTTCATCACGACACGGACAGAAAGGAACATGTGGCATCATGCTGAATGAAGAAGACATGCCGTTTTCTGCATCTGGACTTAGACCTGACTTGATTATGAATCCCCATGCAGTTCCATCACGTATGACAATTGCACAACTTATGGAAACTATGTATGGAAAAGTGTGTGCAGAACGAGGAACACTTGGAGATGGAACGCCGTACTCCCATCTTCCTGTAGAAAACATTCGTGAACAGCTTCTTCAACTTGGAATGCATCCGTACGGCAACGAAGTATTGTACAATGGTCAGACAGGAGAAATGATGGATGTGGAAATCTTTATGGGACCTACATTCTATCAACGGCTGAAGCATATGGTGATTGATAAAGTTCATTACCGTGCACGTGGCCCGATCGTCAGTCTCACTCGGCAGCCGTGTGAAGGTCGTTCTCGAGATGGAGGATTGCGTGTAGGAGAAATGGAGCGTGATTGTATGCTTTCGCACGGAATATCGATGTTCACAAAAGAACGATTGATGGATGTAAGTGATCCGTTCACAACAGGATTCTGCAAAGGATGTGGAACATTAGCAGTTGTCAATCCTGTCGAAAACATTTATAGTTGCGGAACATGTGGTGTTCAAACACAGTTCGAAACAAAAACAATTCCATATGCAGTGAAGCTTTGGTCCCAAGAGCTTGAAGCAATGCATATTGTCCCACGATTAGCCTTCGAGTAGATGTTTATACGCTGGGTACGTGGTGTATACAATGTCACTTGAAGTTGTCGTGGGACCTATGTTTTCTGGGAAGTCAAGTTATGCAATCTCTTTTGTGCGTAGACAGAATGCAATTGGACGAAAAGGAATCGTAATTAAACCAAGTATTGATTCAAGATACACGAAGAGTAATTTTTTATTCACACACAATAAAGATTCTATTTCGTGTATGGTATGGGATGTGAACACTCCACTCTGTGAGTTTTCGGATACAACCTATGATTTTTATGTTATTGAAGAGTCTCAGTTTTTCAGTCATCTGTATCATTTTTGTAGTGAACTTCTTTTCAAGTATAAGAAAGATATCCTAGTTGTGGGTCTGGATGGATGTGCAATGCAAAAGAAGTTTGGAGAGATACTCGATATTCTTCCTCTTGCGACATGTGTCAAGAAACTGAGCGCATACTGTTCTATATGCAAAGATGGAACTCTCGCACACTATAGTAAAAAACTAGACGAGTCCGATCAACAAATCGATATTGGAGGAGCCGAAAAATATGTCGCTGTTTGTCTACGTCATCTATTAAATGATGAAGTACTTGATTGAGTGCATGGGTTGTGTGACAATCTTGTATGCAAAGTCATTGACAGACGGTGACCCTGCTGTGGTTGGATTTATATACTTTGCAATGCTATTTATTAGCAAAGGAATCACGACTGGCTTCTTTACGCCACTTGGAAGTTTTGTCTCATGGGTTCTTGGACAAATGCCAAATGATGAATTTATCTACAACTTAATTGCACAATTTTCTGCTGCAGTTCTTGTTGCGGTGACATTTCTCCCGATAACCGCTTACATGCATCACTTTCAATAGATACAAATGAGTTTGTTTATTTATGTAGAGAATCCTCAACTTCGTGAACTGTTTCGAAGCCATCTTGCAAACAAACATCGCCCAACGGATTCTGGATTTGATCTTCTAAGTCCATCACTCACTATTGATTTCTCTACGCAAACATTTGGAGCGGAAATGAAACTTGGAGTATGGTGTGCTGCGCTTACTCAGCAAGGGTACCCTGCACCATACCTTCTTCTTGCACGATCATCTACATCATTAACTCCATTTCGTATGTCGAATCAAATCGGTCTTGCAGATTCAGGATACCGTGGAGAACTTATTGCACGCGTAGATAACATGGACGGATCTGTAACATCCTATGCAGTTCAGGAAGGACGCCGTTTGTTTCAGCTAGTTCAGCATAATTGGCTTCCTTGGAGCACAATTCATATTGTTGATTCACTCAGTAATCTTCCATCTCCGCCGGATTCACGAGGATCCGGTGGACTTGGAAGTACAGGAGAGTGAAAAACTGATTTTTAATCATCAAAAAAGTAGGTGTTGAAATTCACCGCGCTCGAGATGGGTGCAATGCAGACAAAGGACGCAAAGCTAGATCAGCTGAAGCACGACGTCTACATTGCTACACCCCATCTCGTGTTATCAAAACGGAGCGAGTTAAGCGAGACTGTTAGGAAATTTGAGGCTTGCCTCAAAGAGGCACAGGAGGCCTTGGATGAGTACATGTTGATTAAGGATCATGTGTTTGTGAACACGACTGGAACCATTCAGTAGATGTATGTCTGTATATGTTGAGTGATTTATTTTTTTATTGCAATAATCAGAAGAGAGACGGTATCATGAAGAATTGCTCCCCAGTATGCTTGATACCATGATGTTTGGAATCCCAATATCATGATAGCAATCACTACAATTGACCTCAGAAATGTATTGATTAATAGATTCGAAGTAGGTATTTGAAGAACTTCCATTACTTAGAAGGATGAAAAACGGATTTTTAAACATCAAAAAAGTAGATCCTAAAGTTTCGATTTCGCAGTGAAATGTCGACGTTGTCCTTTGTTAACCCCATTTCTGTTAAGCAATGGGAGATGAAAGTGGACTACGCTCTGGCTATGCATGAGAAGATGTTGATGGAGGGCTCTTTTGAGACGGCTGAGAAGCACCATAAGCGATTTGTGTATTTAATGCAACAGTTCATTGACTGCTATCAAGTGTACACGGACCTATGCAGGTCTATGGGAGTGCGCGAGTAGTGCGGTGAACATTCTATATGTGACTGTTTATAACCAAAAAAAGAAAAAACCAAACAAAAAAAGAGAAACGCTTTTTCATTGTAATTTTGACGACCTCGAATGTTCTTTTGAATATTTTTTTTGTTGCAGTCTATTAAAAATGGGTGGTGGTCTTATGCAGCTTGTCAGTTATGGCGCTCAGGACGTCTATATTTCCGGTAATCCCCAGATTACCTTCTGGAAGATTCTGTACAAGCGCCACACGAACTTCGCGCTGGAGTCTATTGAGGTGACGTTCAATGGTCAGGCCGACTTCAATCGTCGTGTGACTGCAATCATCAATCGTAATGCAGATTTGATGTACAAGACGTATGTACAGGTTGTACTTCCTGAGGTTTCACTAGAGGGAGACAATACGTTCCGTTGGGTACACTACATTGGTCACCGCCTGATTAAACAGGTTGAGCTAGAAATCGGTGGTCAGCGTATCGATCGCCAGTATGGTGACTGGATGCAGATTTGGACGCAGGTGTCTACGGAGGCAGGGTCTATCCGTGCACTGAATGACATTATTGGTCACAGCCCCGATCTAGTTCTACTGAAAGACGGCCATGGGCAGGCTCTGGATGCTCCTTGCTCCTCCACTCAGCTGACGTCAAGCTGCGTTGGCCGTGCAGGCACCCCTGCCAAGACGCTGTACATCCCCCTCCAGTTCTGGTTCTGCCGCAACCCTGGTGTAGCAATCCCTCTCATTGCTCTGCAGTACCACGAAGTTCGTATCAATATTGACTTCGAGACCCAGCAGAACTGCGTGTACCTCCCCAGTGGAAGCACGGTGACGGTTCCTTCTCTTGCAGCCGCGTCGCTGTACGTCGACTACGTGTACCTCGATACGGAGGAGCGTCGCCGATTTGCTCAGCAGAGCCACGAGTACCTGATTGAGCAGGTCCAGTACACGGGTGCCGAGAGCATCACGTCTTCGTCGAACAAGATCCAGCTGAACTTTAACCACCCAGTGAAGGAACTGTTTTGGGTCGTACAGCGTGACTCATTCGTCGACTGCTCTCCTACTGGCGCAGCTGCCAGCTTCTTTGGTATGCAGCCATTCAACTACTCGGATGACTGGGATGTATCCGTTGG